TATGGTAGAAATGGCTGGTGGTATGCAAATGCTTCAGCAGCTAAGCGAGAAGGACACGTTGGAGTTGCGCTCGATTAAGAAGATGCTGAGCGAAGGCACTGGATTGGTTGGAAGCGTTGCACCTGATCCAGATACAGAACACTAAGCAGTGTGAGTCACACAGATGCGCAAAGCCCAAGGCTTCATAACCGCAGATGGTACGTTCTATGAAACAGCACAGGACGCGGAACTGCACGAAGCGGTCGCAGATTTGGAGAAAGCGGCAACAGATTTGGGGTACAAATCAACGTCTGTCATAGATGTATGCGTTCGCATCCCAACCAACATCATGAGGTTCATCAATGCCTACCATTCCCCGCAGACCAGTGAAGCCGCTGCCAATGCCGACAGGCCACAGGACGTTGCCGAAGACGCCAGTGACTACACCAGCGAAGACGGTGCGCCATACTACACAGAGCCATATACAAACATCGCAGAACCAAAACCAAACATTCCTCAATATAACAAAACCAACAGAAGAACAGAAGCAAGTCCTGCACCCGTACAGCAACAGCAGACTAACAGCCGTCAACCAATGTCCGATTTACGGCGTAGTATCCGCTCAAAGGCGGTACGCAACGACAGCCCGGTCTATGGCGCTGGAATGCGGGGAGGTGATGCACCAAGTATTCGCGGCAGTGCGCCTGTGTCAACTGCGCTACAGACAGAACTTGCCGAAACACTCAGACAGCGTAGGGAAGCGCATCTTCGGGGAGAAGCGTTGGCAGAGTATTCTGAAGACAGCGACGAAGACCGCTAACATTAGCAATGGTGAACGTGAGCATTTCATGCAGGTTGCGCTTGCCACTTTGAATACGGCACAGTGGGAAGACAATCCGAAAGATAAGAATAGGACTATGGCGAATATGCAGATGGCTTCGATCCATTATGTTGACGAGCGTATTCGCTTCATGGATCACTGGCCGATCTATGTAGAAGATGAAGCTAATCCAGACTGCATGGTTGGCATCGAGCAGCACTTTGATGTGTGTGTTAACTTTGCGGACAGGTCCATCAGATACATCGGCACAATCGATGGATTGGTTTATCATAGTAAGCATAAGACCTATGCGCTAGACGAGAACAAGACAGCGAATAGGTTAGGAGACGCATGGCGTACTATGTTTGATATGTCGCATCAAGTCACAGGCTATTGTGCAGCTAGTGGGCTTGTATTTGGTTTTCCTGTTATGCGTAACAGAGTTATTGGCGTGCAGATACCGCCTAACTCTGCGGACCCTACATACCAATGCGAGCCGCTTGTACGTGACGAAGAGAAGATTGCGATATGGGCAAAGTGGCTGCGTCACACAGTCGAGATATTTGAAGCGTACAAGGATGACTATGAAGGTGCGCCACGGTACACACATTCCTGTAATCGGTACTTTCGTCCATGTGCGTTGATCCCATTCTGTTGTGACAGTGAGGCAGGTAGGCGAGAACAGTGGGATGAAATGGTTCCGGCTGACAAAAGTCCGAGCGAACGATCAATAATGGAGATTGGGTGACATGCGTAGGCAGTATTATGGCTTTCAGTGGCAACTGTATTGGAAGACTTGGTGGCATCTATGGCCGTGCTATCGCAAAATTCGAGACCTTTGTTTCGTATATCACTATTTCTGTTTTGGAGTTTATCAGTGTCGTTGGACAACAATAGAGAAATCAGATGTGTGACTCACACAACACCAACACAAATGCAAACGCATTTGGCTGTTCGTTCTGCTGCTGCATAATATGGAGAGCCTGCTGTGGCTGCTGCAAAGACCAAACCAGATGCAAGTGCTGCAAAGACCAAACCTGCGAAAAGCAAACCGTTTCTCGTGGGGCCTGTTCAGACACAGACAAAAGACGACATATCGACGCGATTGGCTCTCCTGCTTTGGGGTGCTGCCACATGCGGCAAGTCTACATTGGCAGCAACCGCACCAGGACACAAATTGTGGCTGTCTCTAGGTGACAACGAGCACACTCCTGTAATCCACCGCGACGACGTAACAGTCGCTAACCTCTCTGGCCTGTCATATGAGGACTTATTCAAACATGGACAAAACGACAACCCTTTCGGACTCGATCAAATCCTCCGCGAACACGAAGAAATTGCGACCGTCGTTGTCGATAGCGCAACAGCCCTTACATTTAGAGCCCTCCAAAAGTCAGTCAGCAAGGGTGTCGGTGCATCCCGCACTTTTACTCCAACTATGGAACAACCGGGAATTAGTGCTTACGGGGGACGTAACGCAATCGTCCTTGAATGCCTCACCGGGATACTTAAAGTCACTTCAAGGTACAACGTACACGTTATCGTTACGGCTCACGAAGCCGACCCGGTAATGAAGACAGAGAACAACAAAGAGGTGATTGACTACATTAGCTTGCAGCTAGGTGGTCAGTTGGTGAACAACATGACATGGCGTCTATCTGAGATTTGGTACATGAGCCAAGAGAGTGGTGCGCAAGGTAGGCGTAGACTTGCAGTACGCGCCACGCGTTTTCGTCGCCCAATGAAGACGCGCATGTTCTCAGGAAAAGGGCCTGCTGAGTTTTTTGTCGAGTACGATGCAGACAAGCCTGATGATAAGCAGATGACCATTGCGTCTATGCATAACAAGTGGGTAGACAATGGTTATCAGAAGATAGATGTGCCAAACAATATGCTTAGCAAAGGTAAGTAGATGATTAGCGATAGATGCAAGAAATGCGGCAAGTTTGTACGTGCCAAAGAAGCATTCAGACTGGTTGAAGGTGGGATAGAGCACGTAGATTGTAGCCAATCGGAGACCAAAACCAATCCCCGGCAGGATGGGGAAGCTTAGCCCGACTACACAAGCCTGCCCTTGTGTGAGTCACACCAAGAAAGGACGCTCCCAAATGAGCGAACTGTTGAGAAAATACTTGCTCTCTCAAGTCTGTCACATGGCCGACGACGAGAGTGGTTCTGTTGAACTGTCTGTGATTGATCTTGAAGAGAACTTGGCCGACGCAGAGAAGCCTCCTGAATTGCCTAACGGTAAGTACATTGCCGAGGTTCAGGGTGTGGAGGTTAAGAACTCGCAGCAAGGCAATCGCTACTTTGCTGTCAAGTTTGTTATTCCGCCAGAAGAGTTGCCTGCGGACGTGAAGGACGACTACGAAGACGGTGCTCAGATGTACTGGAACCGTCAGCTTGTGCCTGACAAGCAGGATCGCAGGACGCTCTATAACCTGCGTAAGTTTGTCGAGTCGTTGGGTCTCGATGCGAACACAACTCGCATTGATCCGAATGAGTGGATGGGCCAGCGTGCGCGTCTCGTCGTGAAGCAGTCTGCATACCAAGGTGAAATGCGAGCGCAGATCATTGCGGTTGAAGCTGCGGAAGGCGAAGCGGCTCCGTCACGCGGACGTATTCCTGTCAAGGAAGAGAAGCCAGCTACGCGTGGTGGCAAAGCCAAGCGTGGAAGGTAATTAGTTGTCAACTGCCTCTGTGTGAGTCACACACTCACACAGAGGCGACTTTGGAGATGCAAAATGGAAATCGTAATCAACTTTGAGAAGCTACCACGCAAAGGCAGAACCACAACGCTAATCCGCTGCCACTTTGACGACAAGAAAGACTTTGATAAGGCAGCAGATATAATCGGGATCACAACAGCCGCGTTCATGCGTGCTACTCTGATCTCTGCATCCCGAGCCGTGATCGCTAACCAGTCTTTGTTTAAGAAGGACAGGACCAATGGTAAAGCAAAAAATAAAGGCTGAGAAGATTGAGGCAGTGCATCTTCGGTTTGGTGATCTGTACTCTTACCAAGATGAAGACTTTTGGGAGACTGCTGGTGGAGAGTTTGGAGAACAGGTATTCATCAGACTTAACGGTTCTTTGCCTGATGATCTAAAAGACAAGACAGTTTACAAGCTGTCAGTCTCAGGACAAAAGTTTGAACCAAAGCCGGGTGTGCGCTTCAGGTTAGACCCTCATGTGCCTCCGGGAGTTAAAGGAGAATTTAGATGAATAAAAGTAAGGGAGAATTTAGATGACTGAAGAAGATAAGTGGTTGAGCGAGACCTTTGATCCAGTCAAAGATGCAGTTGATCCGTCCGAGTTTGCATCAAAGGATAAGAAGCTGAGTTTGCAGCAGCAGCAGGCAGTCGAAATGTGTTGCGATATACACGAGACGATTGTGTCTGTTACAGGCGGTGCGGGTACAGGCAAGACGACTGTGCTTGGCAGTCTGCACAGGGAGCTTAAGTCTCGTAAGATCAAGACAGCTTTGTGTGCTCCCACAGGACGCGCAGCTAAGCGCGTGGAAGAGTTGTCTAAGATCAAGGCTCGCACTGTGCATAGGCTGTTAGAGTATCCTATGCCGGATGAAGACCTAGACGGTAATGAGGTTCCCGGTGAGCCGCGCCGTAATAGACAAAGGCCGTTTGAAGAGAAATGCATCATCGTGGACGAGTCGTCTATGTTGTCGCCTACCCTACACAGACAGTTGCTAGACGCGTTGCCTCGCGGTGGCATGATCCGGTTCTTTGGTGACAACAACCAGTTGCCGCCAGTGGAAGAAGGCAAACCCCCATTCATAGATATGTTGGCCCGCTTCCCCAAAGTTGAATTGAGTTTCAACTACAGGAGCGACGACGAAATTGTTTCCAATGCGGGTCGCATTCTTCGTGGCATGTTGCCTGTTAGAAACAGTAGGTTTGAAATCATATATTCAGACGCACCACTTAATCACTTGTTAGAGTATACAAAGAAGAACAAGCAGTTTGCTCTGGACCAGCATCAGATCATCGTGCCTACCAGACGCGGCAAGTTTGGAACTGATAGGATCAACCCATCGCTACAGCTTAAATTTAATCCGCGTGGGCCGTTGCTGAGATTGGAGAGATACCCGGAAGGTAAGAAGGGATTTGTCCCGCCTCCACTCGGCGTGCGTGCTGGCGACAAGTATCTCTGGATCAAGAACGACTATAAGCTTAACATGTTTAATGGGGAGATTGGTCGTATAGAGGAACTGGACGAAGAACAAGGCACGCTTAGGTTAAGCGCAGGCGACCGAAGCGTGCTTGTTGAGCCTAGAGTGAAGACATACAGTCACTATCATGGAACGGTGATCGACTATGATCCACGCAAACAAATCGAACTTGGCTATGCAATTACTACGCACAAGGCGCAAGGCTCTGAGTTTGATACTGTGGTTTATTGTATGTGCCGTGGGCATTACTACCTGCTCAACAGAAGGAATTTCTACACGGCAATCACAAGAGCAAAGCGCAAGGTGATCCTGATAACAGATCGCAGTGCGATGGGAATATCTATGAGAAAGTATGAAGGACACTAAAATGCAAAGCACACACATTCGCTACGTCATTCTCAACGGCCCGCCGTCCGCAGGCAAAACCTCTCTAGCCAAGGAGTTGTGCTCTAAGCTAAATGAGGACGATCGTATTGAGCGCAGACAACATCCAACAGCATACGTTGACTCGTTCGCTGCACCGCTACGTCATTTCTTTGCTGTGGCGTTAGGTGATCGCTTTCGTCACATGCTAAAGGACGAGCAGCGTCCTGAGTTGTCAGGCTACACATTGCGTCAATGCTACATTGACCTAGCCGAAACATACATCAAGGGTCGATTTGGAGAGGACATATTCGCTAAATGGCTAGTGCATCGCTCTTTGCGTTACCCACACAACAAACCCTTGTATGTCATCATTGACGATGGTGGCTTCCGGCCAGAGATCGAGGCAGTGCCTAATCGTTTCATCGTTGCAATATACCGCAAAGACAAAACGTTCAAAGACGACTCACGATCTTACTACATGCCACCAAACGAATTGGTCCACAACGACTGTCCGTCACTCGCAGGACTGTGGAAGATCGCAGAGCAGCTATCGGTTAAGGTACTTAATTGGGAGAAATGGCAGTGAGGAAACCGAGGCTAATCAGTCGTGAGTTGGTTCGCAGCGAGCATGAGTCGCAGCTACTAACTCACGCTGCTGACATGAACCTTAACGTCGAATGCTCGTTCGATGGTGACGTATTCGCATCCATTGCATTCATAGGCGAGGGACCAGGACAAGAAGAGATCAATAAGAAATCCCCGTTCGTCGGCCCATCTGGTAAGATGCTATGGAAATACGCTGACAAGTTCAATCTGTCTCGTGACAAAGTGTACGTGACTAATGTAGTCAAGAGGCAGTTAGCTGTAGAAGGAAGAGACATTCCTGTTGACGAGAAGGCGCAGTGGTTTGACTTGCTGCGTTGGGAGTTGGAGCAACTGCCCAACATTCGCTATGTGTTCCTGCTTGGTAATATGGCTATGCAAGCTGTGTTGGACAAGTCAGGAATTATAAACCATCGTGGGTCTGTATACGATGCGGAGTTACCCAATGGCAAGAAGGGCAAAGCCGTTTGTACTTTCAACCCGGCGTATGTCCTTCCTAGTCGAGAACCTCGGTTCGAGGTGTTTTTCGCGAAGGACGTACACCGTCTGCGAAACGTTGCCGACGGACGATGGACCGATCACAAAGTGGATACAGTTATCAACCCCACAAAGAAAGAGGTATTGGCATACATTCGAGACCTTAAGCGATCTAAAAACCCTGTTGCGCTCGACGACGAAGCAATCAACAAAGAGTTAGCTTGTATAGGATTAGCCAATGATCCGCACAAAGCAATTTGCATTAACTTTCGTGACCTATACAAGAATAGGTTTACGCCTAGTGATGAAGCAGA